GGACGCAGATGCTACTGATGCTGACCAAGAGGAAGAAGCGCCAGACAATCGTCTAGATAAGATTGAACAAGTTGTAATGAAAATATTATCAATTCTCAATGTGGATCAGGATGATGGAGTTGTTGCAGAAGATGAATGCGCAACTAAGGCTATGGACTCAGATACATTGTCACGCGCTGAGATTCTAGCGCCTGGCATTGAGAGTAGCAAAGACATTAAAGAAAAAGCATTAAAAGCGGCTTATAGCACTGATGTTGGTAAGAAAGTAATTGACAGCGCATTGTGTGGTAAAGATTTTGAAAAAGCTGATACTGATTTGCTTTTTGTTGCGGCTTCTGAATCTATGAAACGTTATAATATGGAAACGCACAATACCACAAGCGCATCAATAGCAAGTGACGCAAGGCCAATGGTAGTTGATGCAGCTAAAGCACTCCAAGACATAAATACTAAGTTTTGGAGTAATCAAGGTGAGTCGGCCCCCGAATTAAGCGGCGCCGATGCCATTGACAAATTGAACAAAGAACATTACAGTTAAGGAGTTAAAAAATGGCTACTGCTATTATAAACCGAGCCGGTGCAGGGTTTCCCGGAGATGTTATTGAAAAAACAAACATCAATATTAGGACAACTAAAATTGATCCTAATACTAACCCACCTCAAGCGGCCGGTGATCCGGTAAAGCTTGTTGGTGAATTTATCGAAGCGATCCAATCGGGTGATACTGCGGCGGATTTTTACGGTATCTTAGTTAGAGACGTTCCAGTTCAGGGCGCAACTATTAGCGCAGGATTTGGGAATCCGCTGCCCAATGCCGAATTTCCACAAGGAACATTGATAAATGGTTACATCGCAGTTACCTGTGCTGTAGGCGTTCCTGTAGTAGGGCAACCGGTATACCTGAGAATTTTAGAGAATTTACCAAACGTTGTTGGTCAGTTAGAAGCAACCAGTGTGCCAGGTGAAAACGTATTGCTTCCAGGAGTAACATGGTCTACATCTGGAACGGATGCTAATCTTGTCACCGGCATTCATGTCCTAGCACAATAAAGGAGATAAAAATGATTTCTAGAGAATTAAGCAGAAAAAAAGCTATGGATGCTGTAAAGCATATCAGAGGCCACGTATCGGATTCTAATTTGGCATATTACACGGATATGCTAGAAGATTTTGATCAAACGATTAATATGCCATTGTACATGTACACTTGGGGGCGTGATATTAAGTTGCGATCTGGCGTATCAATTGGTGTTAAGTCCACATCTTTTACTCGATCAACTTACGGTTCTCAAGGTAGTTATCAAGCAACAGGTAAACCTTGGATTTCGCCAAGCACTACTCAGCTAACAAACGTAACTGTTGATGGCGAGAAGGTTGTAACACCTGTCCGTGAATTGGGCCAAAATCTGCAATATTCAGTTGTTGACTTAAGAGCAAGTGAGAGAACACAACAACCTCTTGACACTCAGCAACAAATTGCATTTAGAGAACTATACAATCAATATACTGATGAGATGGTTTATCTTGGAGATGACAATTTCGACAATAGTGCTTCTCCAGCTGAGGGTTTATTGAATTCATCCGTCGTTACATCATCTACTGTTCCCAATGGTGCTTCAGGCTTCCCAGAGTGGTCAACAAAAACCGCAGATGAGATTTTAGCTGATATTAACGATCTATTAACTTCAACATGGGAAGATTCGGCTTATGCTGTTGTTCCTGCGAAGCTTGGGTTGCCACCGGCCCAGTGGAGTGAATTAGTAAGCAGGAAAGTAAGTGGACAAGCTGACAAAACGATTTTGAAATATGTCATGGAAAATAACATTGCTACATTTTCTGGCGTTGCATTTGAAATTGTTAGCATGAAGCTTTTAAATGGCGTGGGAGCTGGCGGAACACAACGAATGATCGCATATACGAATAGCGAACAATACGTACGTTTCCCAATGGCACCGGTAGAGTCTCTGCCAACACAATATAATGGTGTTTGGATTAATACTCCTTACATGTGGGCTTATGGATCAATGGAATTTCCATATCCAGAAACAGTACAATATGCAGATGGGATTTAATTATGAAAGTAGAATTTAAAATACCAGTAAATTTATTTTACCCTGAAAGGACCGCTGAAAAAGCAATCATCGCAAAAGGCGTAAAAAATGAAATGACTAACAATGGCAGGCGGAAAAATGTCAATGGTAGGATTGGCTTCCATTTTGACAAGGGCCGCGTGTATGATGTTGATGATAATTTAACTGAAGGTTGGTTTTTTAAGGCTCTAGTAGAAACTGGCAAAGTTACATTGTTAAGCTCTTCAGAAAAGTTCTTGAAGAAAGCCAACAGTGCGAAACAAAAAGACTTGTTTGACAAGAAGTAATTCATAGGGGTATGAAGTGGATATTGCACAATTTCGCATAGTCTTTGCAGAGTTTGCAAATACCACGACATACCCTGACAGTATGATAACATTTTGGTCTAACATTGCTGAAAACCAAACTGACCCAAACTTATTTGGAGATATCAGAACGCCGATTGTTCAGTTGTATACTGCACATGAAATAACGTTGGCGGCGAAGAATGTGAAGGATGCAAGCTTTGGTGCATTCCCTGGTGACATTGGCGGGGCCACGAGTAGTAAAGAAGTTGGCAGCTCGTCCGTATCTTATGATACTGGGAGTTCAATGGAGAAAGATGCGGGATATTGGAATACAACGGAGTATGGGAAATCCTACATGCGATTGATCAAGCGCAACTGCGCGGGGTGCGTGCAGCTATGAGCGTAACGATGACTAAGGATAAAACACAAGATATTCTAAAGGCCGTTCAGATAATGGCTAGAAAGCGTATACTTGTGGGAATTCCTCAAGAAAAAAATCGAAGAAAGAAAGAAAAAGGAAAGTCAAAGGAGTTGACAAATTCAGAAATCGGTTTTTTACAAGAAAACGGTTCTCCAGCACAAAACATACCCGCAAGGCCTTTTCTAAAGCCTGGTGTGCAAAGCACAGCGCCGCAAGTGGCAAGTGTATTGGGAAAAGCTGCTAAAAAATCTTTTTTAAATAGCAAAAAGCTAGTTGAAGGATTAACAGCTGCCGGGTTGATTTCTCAAGCTGGGGTAAAAAAATATATCGTCCAGAGCGATCATTTTAAACCTTTAGCGCAAAGCACCCTTGATGCAAGGGCTAGACGTGGGAAAAAAGGAACAAAGCCATTGATTCGAACCGGGCAATTGTTGAATAGCATATCCTTTGTGATAAGGGATAAATAATGGCGCTATTAAACACATCTTTTTTAATGATTGACCCTGACTTTGCGGATACGCTCGTGCTTATTAGGCGACCGTACACAACGAGCCAGCTTGGTAGAACAGTTATTGTTGAAGACCCACCCCAAAACATAATTGCGGTGGTGCAATCTGACACATCAGAAGCTGACGAAAGTATGGAGCGTGAAAAGCAAAGCTCAAAATTTGCCGATGGAATAATCGTGCACTATAAAGGCGTGCTTCATGCAGAAGGCCCTAACGTTGGAACAACAGGGTTTTACGCTGATATTTTGATTTGGAATAACAAACGATATCAGGTTAAGCGCATTGAAGAGAATTTTTCGAATTATGGTGCGGGTTTTACAAAAGCATTTTGTTTAACGGAGGCGGCAGATGGCGAACAATAACACTAGTGTTACCGGTGGATACTTAGTTGAAACCAGCACGCCACCATTAAATGATCAAAGCATTTTAGATTTTATGCACGGCGTAATAGAGGGGGTAACATGCTTACCGCCTGAATTTGTGCGCCCAGGGTGGCAACAGAACCCACAGCCCATACCAAGCATAGACACTGATTGGGTATCATTTTCAATTTCTGATATTCGACCAGACAATGAGCCGCACAAGCAAATAAACAGTGATGGTGACGCATTAGAGATGGCCAGAAATGAAACGATAGATTTTCTATGCAGTTTTTACGGGCCTAATACAATGACGTTTTCAAGTGCATTGCGAGATGGCATGTACATCACTCAAAACAGCGAGCAGCTACGATTAGTAGGTATGGGTTTGGTGGGCTTTAGCAATACATTGCATGTTCCAGAATTGGTCAACGATAGGTACTATGATCGTACCGATATGACAATGACAATCCGTAGGGAAATAAGAAGGACTTACCCAATTTTAAGTTTCGTAGCTGCATATGGACAGATACAAGCAAACAGCAGTGATCGAACAATTACTGAAGATTTCACAATATAGCTAATGGGAGTAAAAAACACATGGCTGGATTAAATATTGACAACTTAGTAGACGTAACAGTCACACTAAGCCCTCTAGCAGCCGCGCAGCGGAACTTTGGCATTTTGCTAATTGTTGGAGATAGCGACGTAATTAATGGCGAGCAAAGAATAAGAGAATATTTGAGCATTGAAGAAGTGGCGGCTGATTTTGGAACTACTGCCCCAGAATATGATGCGGCACTTTTATTCTTTAGCCAGAACCCACAACCACGAGAGTTGTTTATTGGGCGATGGTTAAGAACCCCTACCGCTGCAATCTTGCAAGGTGGAATATTAACTGTTTCTGAGCAGCTGATGACAAACTGGACGCCTATTTTAGACGGTACATTTAGTATTTCGTTTGATGGTGTTAATGAGGACATAACAGGGTTAGATTTTTCACTTGAAACAAATCTAAACGGAGTAGCAAGCGTCATTGATGCTGCATTAGTTGGCGGCTCAATAATTTGGGACGGAACTAGATTCATTGCGACAAGCGCTACGACTGGTATTTCATCAACGGTCAGCTTTGCTTCACCAGAAGGCACCGGAACTGACATTTCGGCACAGCTTCGATTGACAGCTGCTACTTCTGCACAAATAATCGCGGGCTTTGATGCTGAAACACCGCTTGAGGCCACCGTGATATTGGCTCAAAATAGTGGTTGGTATGCGGAAACGTTTGCAGCTTCGGTAACATTGTCCAATGCTGAATACGTAGAAGTGGCGGACTTTATTCAAGCATCGTCTGAAAGCCGTATTTTCTGTATTACGGAGAGTGACACTGGCGCGTTAGATTCTGGGTATAGTGGAGATATTGGATCGATATTATTGCCAGGTGACTATACGCGAGTTGCGCTACAGTATTCACAAACGCCATTTGCTGTATGCTCATTTTTTGGTAGAGCGGCGACTGTTGACTTTGAGGCCAATAATTCAACAATCACAATGATGTATAAAAATGAGCCAATTGTGACGCCGGAATTAATTACCACCACACAGGCTAATACGCTTGAGACCAAGAGATACAACGTATTTGTTACATATTCGAATGAGGAGGCCATTATTCAGTATGGCGTCATGTCCGGCCAAGCATATTTCGATGAAATTCACGGGCTGGATTGGTTTAAAGATGCGTTGCAAGAGGCATTGTTCAATTTGCTATTTACGAGTGCAACCAAAATACCACAGACCGAAGCTGGCCAAAGTCAACTCGTAACGGAGTGTGCTTCTGTGTGTAATAGAGCTGTTAGCAATGGTTTAATTGGGCCGGGCGTGTGGAATGAAGACGGGTTCGGTACACTTAGTAGGGGTGACCCATTGACATCGGGGTATTATATTTTTACTGAGTCAATCAATCTTCAGCCACAAGCTATTAGAGATACGCGTACAGCGCCGTTAATTCAAATAGCGGTGAAATTGGCAGGTGCGATTCATAAAATTAATATTGCCGTTGTGGCTAATCGATAGGAGATAAAAAATGAGTACTTATTCATTTCAAAATATAACCGCAACGATAAGTGGGTTTGGCGGCTCTATAAAAATTGGTGAGGGTTCAGGGGCAGCAGCGGAAGGGCTTACTATAGCAATGGCTAACGACAAAAACGTCATGTTAACTGGCGCTGATAAGCATGTTGCACACTCTCTTATTTCTAATAATGCTGCACTTCTTACTATTAGACTTTTAAAGACATCCGCAACAAACCAAGAGCTTTCAAATATGATGAATTTGCAAGTGCAAGATGCAAGAACACATGGATTAAACACCGTCGTTTTAAATGACACTGCAAGGGGTGATTTTTTAACAATGTTTCAGGTTGCATTCAAAAAAATGCCGGATTTAACATATGCAACAGAGGCTGGCATGAACGAGTGGGCATTTGATGTTGCTCGCATTGAATCAACACTTGGACCAGGAACACCGGAGGCTAACTAATGGAATTTGAAATAAATGGCATAGTGTATAAAGCTGGAAAACTAACCGCTATGAAACAATTTCATATTTTGCGGAGATTGGCAGCTGCATTTGCAGGGATTGAGTTTGAAGCGAATGCATCTTCATTTTTGGCGTGTGGATCAAATCTAGAAGAAGAAGACTGGGAGTATGTTATCTATTCTCTGCTAAGCGTAGTGATGCGCAAAGAGGGAAAAGGGATGGGTTATGCTCCTATTTGCACTGGAAAAAGCATAGCATATGTTGACATAAAAGAAGATCTAAACGTGATGGTTCAAATTGCAATCAAATCGTTTCAGCATAATATTGGGGTTGAAAACATTGGGAATTTTTTTCAAATCCCCCAGGAGTCGACAGGCGAGTTGAAGGCCAAGTAGTTTTTGTTGAAATGCCTGGGGGCGAGGACTGGTTAATGCGGCCAGTCCTTCATGGTTTATGTAAGTATGAGAGCTTAATTGATGGCACATTGTCTTTGAGTGATATTAAGATAATGAATGATGCGATATCGATTAAAAATGAAAATGAGCGAAGAGTAGAGGAGTCTTTACAGTAATGGCCGTAACTATACAAGAATTCCTCGTAGGGCTTGGATTTAAAGTCGATCAGTCTTCGTTTAAACAATTTAATTCTGGTGTTAAGAGCGCATCTAAGCGAATTGCAGGGTTAGGCGCAACAGTAACGGCAGTTAAAGGATTAGTCTCTAAATTTATAGAGAAAACAGCATCAGATTTTAATCAAATTCAACTATTAAGTGAGCGAGTAAATACAACAGCTGAATCTATATCAAGGCTTGGTTTTGTAGCAAGCGTTACGGGTTCTAGCGTTGAAGCAGTTAGAAGCTCATTAGATAGATTCAATAGAACAGCCGGAGAAGCGGCATTAGGGATTGGAAGAGGTGCTTTAGCATTTAGAGAGATTGGCATTAGCGCTCGTGATAGTAATGGACAGTTGAAAGACACATCAACATTGATGGCTGATGTGGGAAAAAAGATAAAAGGCTTCACAGCGCAAAAGCAAGTTGCGGTATTAGAACGACTTGGTATTGACCCCACACTCGTCAAAGCGTTGACGAGTGATGTTTCAGATTTGAACGATGAGTTTAATAAAACGTTTAGCAGTGTTGGAATTGACATAAATAAAGCTGGAAAGCAGTCAGAGGCGTTTATAGATTCAGTAACGAGAATAAAGTTCGCATTTTCAACAGTTCTAGGCGCGATCTCATTAAAATTCATGCCACAGGTAAAAGCTGACATAGACGCGTTGCGAAAATTCATGCTTGACAATGGCCCAAAAATAGTTAACGCGATATCTCCAATTGTAGATCAAGTGTTAAGGATTTCGAGTGTTTTTGTGTTAGTAGTTCAAAAGATAGGTTTTCTATCTGGAATCATTATAAAGTGGTTTAACAAGCTAAACGAGGTCACACACGGATGGGCTGGTGGAATTTTAGCGGCGGCGGCTGCTTGGAAATTTCTAAACTTAAAATTCTTAGCGTCTCCGCTTGGAATTATATTGTCAATGATTGCAGCTGTTGGATTATTGATTGATGACTTTGTTACGTTTAAAAATGGCGGAGAATCGTTGATTGATTGGGGATCTAGATTTGGTTCTATCATAAAAGCTGTAACTGTTGTTATTGGGTCGTTAAGCGCAGCGATATTGATTGTGAAAGGTGCGACGGCAGCATGGGCTGCCGCTCAAGCTTTATTAACGACAGTAATGAATGCTGCAAAAGTTGCGATGATTGCTTTCAATATCGTGATGGATGCAAACCCAATATCATTAATAATTCTGGCTATTGCGGGGCTAATTGCTGCGGGCACAGAATTGATTACACATTGGGATACAGTGAAAGAATGGTTCGTGGATTTCTTTGGGTTCATGTTTCCAAAATTCGCCGCTCTTGCGAAAATAAGTAGCAAGCTTTGGAGTTTTGTTAAAAATCTATTTGGTGGTGGGAATGCTCCATCATCTGCTCAACCACCGGCTCTTGCGCCATCACCACAAGTCGTTGGTGCATTGCAGCGTAGCAATAACAATAACGTAAATCAGAAAACGAACATTATCATTCAGGGCGGCCCTAACGCACAATCAACAGCTAAGGCTGTTGCAGCAGAGCAAAACCGAGTCAACGCGGATATCGTGCGTAATATGTCGGGGGCTGTTCGATGAGCATATTTGATTTAGCTCCAGCAAGTTTTATTCCGAAAAGGTCAATTGGCCCATTCACGGCGAATGTAACAGTGGAAGAAGTTTGTACGGATGAGCTGGAAATCACAGAGCACCCTGTGGAGCAAGGGGCATCAATCACGGACCATGCCTATGTAAAGCCTGCGTCAATTATTATTAGAGCAATATTCACGGAGCAGATATCGGAAACAACATTAGTTGAAACATATCAGAATCTGTTACAATTGCAATCGGATGCTGAGCCGTTTGATGTGGTGACTGGGAAAAGATCGTATCAAAATTGCTTGATTAAAACATTGACAGAAACGAACGATGCCACAACAGAAAATATATTATCGGTTAGATTTGAGTTGCAGCAGGTATTTATTGTTGCATTAGAAACATCTACCGTGGCTTCGCCTGAAAATCAAGCAGACCCACAATCAACTCAAAAAATAGAAAACACAGGGGAGAAATCGCCACAATCGGTTTCTGATTCTAAAGGGCAAAGCATTTTAGATGCAATTGTTGGTGGAGAATAGGAAGTGACACAAATAGTTAGCAGAATACCTTTGACAAATACGCCACAGAAGTTTGACATACCGCTATCAAATATTCCACTGACAATGGTGTTGCAGTGGAATAGCTTTTTAAACAACTGGGTTATTTCTTTGCTTGATAAAGCATCTCAATTGCCATTGGCGCTATCAATACCGCTTGTTACTGGAGTTGATCTATTATTGCAATATCAATATTTGCAAATACCA